ATAAAAATAATCTGTGATCTCCGTAATCCATAATAGTATTTATACTAAATCGGAGCCTTTCTACAGTACTATTTATCATTCAAAATGCTAAATATCTGTATGCAAGAAATTAACCAAGAAGAATTTCCATTTATAACAGGATTAGAATACGGCACGAAACACGGCTCAACAAAATACTACTATGGCGTTGTAGTTAACTACGATAGCACCATACTCACAATGTATGACTTGGATAAGATGCCCAGCGCAGAAATACGCGCAGAGTTTATCAAATTAAGTGAAACTTGGTGGTGGGAAAGTAACAGACAAATGCCTATAGACGTATTCTTGCACTACGAATTACAACCTTTTAGACCTTTCCTGACCACAATCGCAATGAAAGATGTAGACCATTTATTTGGTCCTATGACTACGTTACAAGATATGCTTAAAAAGCGAATTAAAAGACGTGGTATTCAGCTAGTCAAAAAGACAGACTAGATTTCACTTAATAAATTCAACTGTACAACTATAACTGCCGCGTAGGCGTAACTGTGCGACTTTTTAAAGTAGTAACTTCCATCTGTGGGCGGTATCCACACTTCCTTTTCTATATCTGCCCATGATTTTCCAACTAAATGTTTCTTAGCCGGACGTATGATAGCCAGTAACATAGCCAATTGTGATATGCTTGTAGGTTTGTATTGCTCTACAAGATAATAATAGTTGCTTATATGGAATAGTTGCTCAACTATTTCTTTATGATCTAGTAATTCCCACATCGGCTCAGTGTTTAACAGCTTGTCTAAATGCGCTTCATCTTTTACGCCCTCATAAATGCTGTTATTAAGGAAGTCTATCTTTAACCACCCGTCTTGTTCTGCTTGCTTATGATCGATTGTGCTATAACCTTCTACGGGAAATTTAGGAATGTTTTGAAAGTAGACACCTGTGTTGTGCTTTGTGTACTCGCCGTCTTTTTTGATGCTCGCAGGTGTGGCATTAACAAGTTCTAAAAACTTGTCTCTGTCTGCCATGTCTATATCAACGTCAAAATTAATCTTCATGGTAGTTTTCTATTATATCTTTATACGCTTCAGCAGTAACCATAAACGTATCAGTTATATAATCACCATAATTGTCACAATCCTCATCGTGCCAAGGCCCGGGGGATTCATCGGCGCCGCAGTCAGGGCACTTTCCAGAAAGTTTACGTTCAGCTTTCGTTAAGGGGTCTTTCGACATCGATCTTGCTCCACTTTTTTAACTTCTCTCGCTTTACTTCTGCGCGATCTTCCATCTCTTCTTGTGTAACATATCCGTGTTCAACTAATAGCTGAAGCATACAATATACATCACCGGCTTCTTCTTTAATTTGTGCGGACATCTTCTCGCTAAAGTCACCATATTCTTTACTACCAAAGCGATATAGTTTAGAACATACTTGTGTAAGCTCTGCGCATTCTTCCATTGTTACTACTAAAAGTTCTTTAGACACTGGTACCTCTTGAACCACCAAGTATTTTTATAAAAGTTTCGCTAGGCATTATAATTCCTCATGTTCTATATACAAGGTCAGTAACTAGTTTATACCTACCAGTTGTTTGCTTTTCTAAAACTACAATGTCGCAGTTTTTAGGATTGCGAACATTTTCAAATTCTTCTACTGTCCAATGTAGCCAACGCATTAAAAAGACACGCAAGGTCATACCATGAGTAACAATTAAGCAGTTATCTGCAAAGTCATATTTACCGAAATCCCTGTGCATAGTTTCAAAAAATGTGCTTACCCTATCAAAAACATCTGCAGGGGATTCGCCGTCTTCCATCCTGTAAAAGAATGGACCGTATTCGTTTCGTATGTCACGCATTGCTTTAGCATCATCGGGGTGCCTTAAATGCCCCCAGTCCTGCTCGCGTATTCTCGGATCTTCGACAACTTTTATTGCGTTATCAGCTAGATTAACAGCTAACCCGTCCCACGTTTGTCTAGCTCTGTACCAAGGCGATTTGTAAACATGTAAGGTCTCGTTTTTAATCAAGTGTTTAATGCCGACACCGGCGTTTACTGCTTGGTCAACCCCGTGTTCTGTTAGGGGTAATTTATAATCGGGTGTATGCAGATATTCCATAGGGTCAGCATTGCCAGTGGATTCACCGTGTCTTACTAGTATTATTCTTTTAGGTTTCATTTCTTATACAACTTATCTGCAATTTCTTTTGTTGCTTCTAGTATACTATCTAATATTGCTGTGTCAATCTCTTCTTTTATTGCTTCTGCCATTAGTATCCGAAGTTCTTGCTCTAGGTCTTGATTGGGACAGCCGTCGGTGTGCCTATCATCAGTGCCACAAAATTGGCACTTTCCTGCTAGCTTATTTTCAGCCTGCTTTATCTTATTTGGCAGTTGCATACTCGAACGCCATTGGAAATACTTTTGCAATTTCTTTTGCGCACTCGACAGCAATATCCATATGTTCTTTTTGAGTACCGTTTGCACTACGCAGTTCAATATAGTGAATCCAGCTTCGCAATGTGCCATTCATATACATTCTGCTAACAGTGTTACCTTCTGGCAATATAGCTCTTGCTTGTTCTTTAGCAATATCATTTTCAATTGCCCATTTGTAATTCTTTTTGACTAAGTCGAGTACTTGTAACTGTCTAACTCTCCACTCAGTGTGACGCTCATCATTAACATTCTCAATATCAATCGAATTTTGTCTGTTTGATTCGTCTTGTAACCTTGCTTCGCGCAATACAAAATCTAAGTCTTTTGTTGGGTCTGCGTAACGTTGACTAAACTCCTGGAAACTAAAACTCCTATGACGTAAAATTTGTCTAGCAATGTCACGTGTTGTTTCAATCTCTAAACATGCGCTAACCATCTCTAACGGTGACCAGTGCTTATGCTTTACTAGATAACTTACAAGTTTTTCGTTTGTTTCTTTGTTATCTTGGTTGCTAGGATTACTTACTCTTGCGCAATACGCAATTAAATCTAACAAGGATTCGTCTTCTATTTCTGCGGGGGTTTGGCTGTAACTAATTAATTTAACTTTCATACTACTCCTTAGATGCCTGCTATCTGGCATGTTTCTTTAACTTCTTTAACTTCTTCTTTATTTTGTGAGAACAGTTTCATCCAAAAGTTAGAATCAATTATATGCTCTATCATCTTTACTTGTTCGTCGCTAAATCTCACTAGTAACTCGTCGCCTGTATTACTTAAGTACAGTAACCAAGGGGATATTTTTGCTGAGCGTATATCGTACGCGGCACGTGATGGAGAAACATTTGTAAAATAACTTTGCCAAGCACATTCATTTTCTTCTCCCCATGTTGCGAGATACATAATATTACGTTCTAATGCACGGATGCCACTTTCTTTTTTAACATACTCTAACAAATAATCATCGTACAAGGCATCCTTGCACCAGTCTTTTAATTTCTTGCCATTCTTAATTAGCCACTCAGCATATTTCTCTGGGGCAAGGTATTCATTGCGTACACAACTACGTCCGAATTTTACAAAGCCCTCATAATACGAACTCTGTATAAAGTCTTCAAATGTTTTAGGCTTAGTTGCGGCAGTGTTCAATTCGTAAAACATTTGAAATACACGGTATCCCAGACGTACATGCGTCATGTCTTTATCGGCGTATCTACGTTTCTTAACGCACATATGAACAGACAAGGTGCTTTCGTTTTTAAAACTTTTATCGCACCATTTACACTTGTTAGCTTCTTCGCTCATCGTCTGCCGCTCGCGTCGTATGGATTACTTTTAGGATTTCGTGGCTTGCGCTGTTTGGCCGGTTTTATCTTTCTAGGAACATACGCACTTATTATATTTCCATATTGGTCTTTCATTTAAAGATCTCTTTTATTTCTTTATCTTCGTAACCGTGGGTTTTAGCGAATTCTTTGAGTTCGTCTGTTGTGTTCAATTTTATAATCAATGCTATTTCGTCATCCTTTAATAGCGGATAAATGTTTGATAAGAATTCTGAAACTTTATCTTTCTTTTTACGCGCATTAGGTGGTTTTAAATACGGATGGTATTCTACTTTGCCTGACCCACAAGCACTTAATAAAAGCCACTGTAGTTCTGGATGTTTGCTTATATCACTAAAATCTCTGTTTACTAATTCATTAGTCATATAAATGTAGTAAGCTGAATTTTTACCCTGTACGCTACTAGTATAGCGCATCATCATCCAGGCACTAAATGCCTTCTTTTGCTCGTCGGTTAAGCGATTGTAGAAACCTCTGTCTTTCTTGTCTATCGCGGCCATTACTTCTTTAAGCGGAATTGCGGGTGCTTTCTTCGCCACGTAACCTCCTCACAATTTCTTGTGCCCATTGCTTAGTGTATAATTCAGTCCACCATTCATGCTCTGTTATTATAGCATTGTAATCTGTTACGTCAAGACTTTCAAAAATCTTGTTTGTATCTTCAAACCTGCCTTCATCGATTGTGTCCATCCATATTACAAAATCTGCGTTAAACTCGTCTCGTAATTCTTTTGTTGGGCACACGAAGTCGGCTATGGCAATCCTGTCTCGTTGTATACTATTTTGACATAGCGATTTCATTCTTTCCATTTGCCGTTTACGTCCGGTATCGCTAAAATCCCAATCGTTAAATTGTTCTCTTATTTTATCAGCATTATACCAGTCAGCCGCATTACCTAATACGTATAGTAATTCTTCTGATAAAGTTGTTTTACCGGAGCCAGGAAGGCCGCAAACTAGAATTGTTGTCATAACAAATCGCCAAACTCTATAGTTTTTACTTTGTTCGCTTCTTTTACAAATAAAGCGCATTTAGGTTCAGGTCCGTCTTCTAATGGTATGGTTAATACATGCCCGTTTTTTAATTTAGGAAAATACCACTTTACATCTTTGTAAATATTTGTAATGTGTATCTCTGCCGCTACAGGAATTGAATTTCTTAATGGGTTAAACACTGGCGCTACAAAACCTCTGTTATTTAGACTTGCTAACGGAATTAGTTCTATGCCACCCATGTCTTCGTCTGTAATAACAATGCTCCAGTCCATTGGCATTTTTATATCGTAATTTCCGATTGTTAAGCATATAGCTGGCGCGTAAAAACTTTCTAAAAATATTAAAGGAAGAAAGTAATAGTCCATATAATCGGGGTCGCTAGCATCAAACACACAATATCTAATATCATCAATTTCGTCCGGAACTGAATCTAGATCGTATACTTCGTTTTCTACTGTTAAAATTTTCATTTATACTCCACTTTTGTTATATTATATCTAAACTGCTGTTCCGTATAATATTTCTTTCTTACTGTTGCGTGTTTCTTACTGTATTTTAAGTTACTAGTAAGGTCAATTACGCGCAAGTAATCTTTGTCCGATGCTTTACGCACACCTCGCCCGATGCTTTGTATTACACGAACAAAACTTTTGCCTGGCTCTAATAATACCAGGTTAAAAATTCTCGGAATGTTCAATCCAACTGCCGCAACACCATATGTAGCAACAATTGTTTTATTGTTCATTTCGCTAATATCATCGTATTCTTTTTGTCTAGAAGTTTGCTTCATGCTTCCGCTAACAAACACCCAGTCTGGATTATTTTCAATTAACAGTTCGCCTGTAGCAAGTCTATCTACTAGAACTAGCGTATTGCCGTTTACATTTAATCCGTTAATCATTTTGCCAATTTCTTCTACTCGTTTAGGATCTGTTACCAACCATTTTAGTTCTTGTGCGTATCCAGTAAATCCCATCGGACCGTCTTGTAGCTGTATCATTTCGATATCCAAATCAGCTAGCACTCCCATATCTTGTAATTCTTTACTGCTTAGATTTCCTATAACAGGTCCAATACAACATGTACAAGCAACTGCTTCGTGCTCGTCTTTCGGAATTGTACCTGTTAATCCCCAACGTATAGGTACGTTAGCAAAGACACCTGCTAATAAGTCGCGCAATACATCTGCTTTAGCCTTGTGTACCTCGTCTACCATTACACAAACTACGTCTTCTAAAAATTCATTTACATCAATAGGAGCATCTCCTGCTTTAGTTTTCTTTTCTAAAACACTTAAGCTCTGCCAAGTACAAATCGTGTGCGTCTTTGTGTATTCTTTTCTGTCACCAAACAAAACACCTACGTCTAAACCTAAGTTTATGTAGTCTTTTTCTGTTTGTACAACTAAGTCTTTATTGGGAACAATAACAATCGTGCGTCCGTACCTTTCAGCCATTTTACTAAGTGCGGCTGTAATAAGTGTTTTGCCCGCGCCCGTTGCTATTTCTTGTAAACATTGAGGATTGTCTAAAAAGCGGTTGATTATCTCTACTTGATAATCTCTTAATATGATTGGCTCGCCTTCTGCTGTATGTCCTTTTGGCCAGGCGATATCTTTAAATTCTTCTTCGGTTATTAGAGGGAATTCAAAATTCCAGTTCTGCCTCTTATCCTGTATTTCGATTTCATAACCAGCATCGGCTACAACAGGCAAAAGTTTTTCTAATAAATTGATATAGGTTCTGCCGCCTATATCGCAAAATCTTACACAGCCATCCCATCTGCCTAATTTGTACGCGGGCATATGATATGCGTATGGCAAAAAGTATTTTGCCGCGTCGGATATTTTTCTTCTTGTAGTTACATCCAGGCCAACGAATTTAACATTTACTTCGTCGCGGATTTCTAAGGTAGTCTTTCGCATAGGTTATTCTTATTATTATTATATGTAATTATACACAGGTTAGTGTATAAGTCAACTGCTAATTGCGGGCGCAATTAATCGATTACAATATCTTCCATACCGGCTGTACGTAAACGCACAATATGGCCGATTTGCCATTGCTTGACTTCTAAGCCTTTTAAGATACCTAGAAACTTATTTCTAAGTAGAGCAAATTGATTTAATAAATGTGTAAGGTCGATTACTGATTGTTCACCGTCTACATACTTTTCTGCATCTCTGCTAGAGAGCTGGCGATTATAGTGTTCTAGATATTTTCTAAACACCTTGCTACGTTCTTGCCGTAACATAATCTCGATATGTTCTAAAATTGCTTCGACTTCCTGAAGTTGGTTGTATCTGTGCTCGGTTACTCCAGGTAAGGAAGCACTAGATTTCTCTAGGCTTCCTTTTATGGAACATTCAAACTTCGCATCTTTTAGTTCGTTCTCGAAATAAGGAATAGCATCAGCTATCCTACCTAAATCGCTAACTACTGTATTATACCAAGTACTCATGGCCAGTCATCTTCCTCTTCTTCTTCTTCGGGAACAATTTCAAAGTGGCTGTATAGCGCCGCTTTCATAACGCTATCGAATTCGTCGATATGATCTTCTATGGCACTTAAGTCTGCATAGTCGTCAAACGCTCTCACTACCGCTTCCGCGGCAGCGATGCGTTCTTTTTTCGATACAAACGGCTTTAGACTATCCCATAAATCATGTAAAAAAGATTCATCAAGATTCATTAGTCTCAGCCTCCATCATCTGATCAACAACATCATCTACATCAATATCGTCAACTTCAACTTCGCTAATATCTTCAGCGTCGACATCCTGCAACTCTGGGTGAGCAATAGGATTTTGATCCCATTCGTCGATTACTACTTGTAGCTTTTCATCTGTCCAGGCCTTTCGGAACTCTTTGATGATTTCGCCTGTAACTGGGCTAACGTATTCTAACTTGTTACCAGTCTTAGTAATAGCGCCGATAGCTTCAAACATATCTAGCAATCCACTGTAAGGGCTCATTCCAGATTCATACGGAATCTCAACTTGCACAGATTCAAAAGGTTTGCTGTAACGTGTTTTCATCACTTTACATGCCGCCCTAATACCTTGTACAGTTGTTGTTTTGTTGCCGTCAGCGTCTAGTTTTAGCTTAAGTTTTCGCATTGCTACAACAATACTTGACGCATATATAAAGCCTTGTCCGCCACTGATTTTATCATCGGGGTCAAACATGTCTTGTGATGCGTAAGTGTGGTTTGTTGCTACGATGCCAACAGGGTAAGGTGCTAATTGATTTACCATGTTACGAACTAGTGATGTTAGTGCTTTAGGTTTACGACCCATATCGCCCTTCATATCACCTTTTTCAAACTGTGCAACATCAGTGGGAGTTAAAAGCATACCTAAGCTATCAATTACAAATAACATTTTTGGCATGTCTTCGTAATCTAAATCGCCGTAGTTTGTTTTATAATCCTTCATGAAGTCGCTCATTGTTTTCGCAACGTCGTCAATCATGCTAACACTAATCTTTAACAACTTGTCAGGATTTGTGTCAACGTCGAGTGCCTTAAGCCAATCTTCGTCTAGTGCGTTTTCACTGTCAAACAGTACAACTTGACACCCGATGTCTTGTGCGTTCTTAACGATGTTGCCGGAACAGATAAAAGATTTACCTGAACCGGACTCGCCTGCAAAAACACTTACCTTACCAAGAGGAATTCCTTTTGTGAAATCCCCGCTAATACGATAATTGAGTGTATAGTTTCCTGTGCTAACCCAGTCTTTCGGATCATGGAAGCCTGCACTTATGCCTGTAATACTTTTTGTAATCCCATTACGGAATTTCGATAAGTCAAATGGTTTCTGCATTACTTACTCCTTAACCGTTTTCGCGATTGCGAATCATGCTCAGGATGTCAGCGGCTGACTTCTGCTCTCCTGCTGGTGCTGGATCTGCTTCAAACGGTTCATCGCTTGTAGTAGTTTCAGCTACAGTTGTCGGTGCTGGCGCGGCTGTACTAGCATCAGCAGTCGGGGTTGGCGTTGGGGTAGCAGGTGCTTGAGCAGTTTCACTCTGCGCTGGCGCAGTAGTTTGGGTTTGAGTTTTAGGAACATCAACACCGTAAGGCTTATAAAACTGACCCCATTTAGCTGGATCATACAACTCGCCGTCTACACTAGCCGCAAACATTTCAGAGATAGCTTGTAGGCCTTCTGCTGTTGGTTTTGCTGGTAAGTAGTCGTTAAGATTGTTTAACCCAAAGGTATCAATTGCCTGTAACTGTTCTTCGTTAATGCTACTCTCTTTACGTGCCCATTTGCTTGTGCTGTAATCTGCGTACTGGCCTTTAGTAGTTTTCACTAGTTTAAAGTCGCAACCGTTTAGATAATCAGTTGGGAGATTTTCCATATCTGCATCCATTAGCGCACCTTTAATAATGTTAAAGATCTGTGGACCTATAACAAAACGTCTAATTGGATTTTCTGGAGCAGTTTCGCTCAGAGGGTTTTCAGTTACAAATCCTTGGAAAATATAAGAACGTTTCTTCCAGTATTTGCGACCCATATCTTCTAAGCTAGGGTCTTTAAACCAAGGGCGTACTTCTGTTAGTACTGGGCAAGTTTCTCCCCACATTTCCATGCAAGGTACTTGTACAGTTACCATTTTATTCTGTTCTCCGCCTTTTACGCCGGGGAAGGTCAAACGAATCATATTTCGTTCTACCCAGAAAAATGTGTTGTTTTCATCACCGTCTGGTAAGAAACGCATGGTAGCTGATGTACCTTCGTCAATGTTCCAGAATGGGTAAATTGCGTTATCGGATGGGGTGTTACTGCTAGAGTCGGAACCTTTTGATTCCATTGCTTTGAGCTTTGCTCGCATTGCTTCTAATTGTGATTGGGCCATGATGATTCTCCTTATTATTATGCCATATGTGCCTTGTTTGTAAGCCTTTGTTTTATAAAACAATTCTTACTGTGCCTTATTATAGTGCCTAAGATAGATTTGTCAACTGCTAATTTAAATTAATTAACAGCTAACATTTCTAACAATTTTATTTATCTTTTTACTGCGTTTTTACTAGTCAAACTGGTTAAAAAAGCTAACATAGCTTTCGGATATGTCATCTCCAGTAGCTGGTGCTTGTGGTACTGTGTTTGCGCTCAATAAGCAACTTTTTACAGTTCCGTACTCAAATTGGTTTAAAGATCCGCCTTCAGTTACCCTTTTGCTTAATCCCTGTAAGAAC